AAAATGCCCCCTTTCGTTAGACTTTTTATTGGTATATTTCTATTATACCACATTGTCTAACAAAAGGGGAGCATTTCAGCCGACAGCCACGCAAATAGTATCTTTCATCATATTTTTAGTCCTCCAGTACTTTCAGGAATCGGATTTTTGGGTGGGAATTGTTGCTTCTGCCTGCCCATGCAAGGTAATATTCGCCGTCAGAAATGCCGGTGCATTCTGTGATGGTGGTGATAAAGGTTTCCGACTGCAGCCATTGGAAATCCAGAGAAACCGCACGATTTGCATCGATCTCTGTGTTCACATACACACCAATAGGAATGTCGATCTTCTGCGGTTTCTGCACCAGATACAGGCTTCCGGCTTCGCTGGAACCCGACTGATAGGACATCACGATTTCCGCATTTTTCGTCAGAGACAGAGGCTTTGCACAAACGGTCAAGACCGACTTATCCCAGTTAAAACACGTTTGCGAGTAGGACAACATGAAATCATTTTCTGCACTGCAAAACTGCGGATAAGCAGTCAGGAAATCCGCCATTGTCTGATAGCTGCCGTCCAGAATCATACTGAGATTTGATGCATAGGTCGAAATGGCATTCTGCCCGGACTGAAACAGGACGGTGTAATTTCTGCCGCTTGTCAGATTATCGATTTGCTTTTGCAGGCTCTCCAAAGTACGTTCTGTCTTTTCTGAATAGACTGTAACCTTTGTGCTAAGCCCATTGATTTGTGTGCCAAAACCATCCCATTGTGCGATTTTAGCGGCAGTGATCTGATCCAATGCGGATTGATTTTCGTGGGTATGCGATTTATCTTCCAGGTGTGTGATGGAAAGTGTATGCTCCTGTAGGGTGTACGTCAGACTGTCGGATAATTCCTGCACTTTTTCATCCACATAAGTAACCTTAGCATAGGGTGTAAGGTCTACGGCTGCACCCTCTGTTAATGTCACTGTAGTTGTACCATTTTTATCTGTAATGGTGATTGTGATAACACTGCCATTCTTCACAACATTCGCAATCGGGGAAAAGCCGTCTGTGCCGTCTTTACCAGCTACGCCAGCATCTCCCTTTTCACCTTTTTCTCCTGGAACGCCCTGCAGCCCTCTATCTCCGGTGTTGCCCTTTTCACCACGCTCACCAGTATCACCTTTTTCACCTTTCAAGGATAAAAGCCATTTTTCCTCGGAGTCTTCGTAGCCATGCTCCACTGCAATTGCATATGCTGATTTTCCATCTGCACCATCTTGACCGGGATTTCCTTTGGCTCCTGTATTGCCTTTATCACCTTTCAAGGAAGAGAGCCAGTCTGATTCAGAGCCTTGATAACCTTGCTCTACCGCAATTTGATATGCAGATTTACCGTCTGTACCTTTTTCTCCGTTTGCACCATTATGAAGCATTGCAGAAGTTTCACCATCGGCATCGACAATGGTAATTACAACACCAAACTCCATTTGCTCCGCCTTCACTTTGGGGGAAAATCCATCTTTTCCATTTTGAAGTCCAGCAGCCTTTTCATCCAGTTTTTTCAAAAGCTGCGTATATAAATCCGGCGTCGGCGGAATTGGCGTATCCCCATCTGCAACAAAACCAGATGGTCGAATATGCAGTGTGACAGGTACGGTTGTTGCACGCAGTGTAGTATCGCTTTCTGCATCGTAGCCGAACAAACTCATCTTCACCGAACCGGGATGCAGTTCGGCAGGCAGCAAGCAAGTCGTTCCCCCTGTGCCAAGCACCAAGTTGTATGTTTCTTCGCACTGCGTGAACTGCACCACCTTGTGCAGCGTTTTCCAAACCCCATCAAACACGAACTTCACCGAAACAAATGCGATCTGGTCAGAAGCAATGATCTCTCGCTCCAGCACTTCGATTTTTTGCTGTTTCACTAAGAATTTCATCATCCGTTTTTCACCTCGTTCCACACATTATTTTCAGGATCATATTCCAAATAGCCGTCTATGCACTGGATCTTTTTCAGATAATTGTTGTAGGAATGTTCTCCGGAGGACATCCAGTTGGTTGGTTTGGTGATGGCGTTCCACTGCGTAATCGTACCCTCATAAGTGATGGTTTTTAGGCTTTCGCAATACGTCAGTATATTTTGTCCGAATGTCTTGCAATTTGCCGAAATCGTAAGATCGGACAATGCTGTACATCTTGTAAACGCAAAAGCACCAATGGAATCACACGCAACACGAGCAGCCTTCAGCTTTGCACAGCCGCTGAAAACATACTTTCCCCATGTTTTCACGCTGGCAGGCACAGTGACTTCTGCAATGGCAGTGTGCTGAAATGCAAACGACTGGATCGCAGTAACAGCCTGCGGAATCGTAACGGAAGTCAGACCGGCGGTATAGCCGATTGCAGCATCTTCCTGTGCAAAAGCGGCATTCCCAATGCTGGTCAGTGTAGCCGGCAGAGATACCGTTTTCGCATTGGCACAATGATAAAACAAACGGTCACCCAGACCAGTAATGCCATTGCTGAGCACAATTTCTTTGATCTGGTCATTTTGATAAAACACAGAATCATGAGAGGTATAATCGTAGGTTGCACCCGTACCACGCAGCAGCAGTTTGCCGTTGTCGTAGAGAACATAGTAGATGTTTTCGCCGCATTGTCCAGTTGCCACGATTTCGCCTGCGGTCAAATCATCCACCTTGGTTTGCAGTTCCGAAATCTGACTGTTCATTGCATCCAAACGCTTTTGCAGTTCGTCCAGTGTGGCATTTGTCTTTGCCATTTCGGCAAGCATCTCCGTCACTCTGCACTTGCCAAGGATGCACTTGCAGTAACCGCATTTGCTCTCGTCCGCACGGCAGTCTGTCAGATCGGAATCCAGAATGCTTGTCGTTCCGGCACGCAGTCTTACAACTGCTAAAGTCAGATAAGTCGTCACATTGTTGTTGGTAAAGGTGGGAATGGTTGGACTCGTGGCTGCTGTACCTGCCAGAACACGAATCCCACAGGTACGAGTGGAACGATCACAGTAGATTCCGATCGCTACATAACGATTCAGAGATTCATCTACATAAGAAGAAAGGTCGATGGTATGCAGGGTATCACTGATAAAATAGTGTCCATCGATCCACGCCTTGCCCGTGCCGAATGTAACGGATAAATTTTTAATTGTTGGTGCAAAACACTGCCGGTAAGTATCCAGAATCCCGTTGCAAATCAAACTGGACAGATATGCAGTAAAATCCTCTGCGGTATACACCCGGTCAAGGTTTTGTGCGTTAAAAAATCCATAGGAAAAAGACATATGAATATCACTCCGTTTCTTTGAAAGTCGGTGTCAGACTTCTGCCGTTCTGGTCGAAACTCTCCACCATGCCGATCAGCTGGATTCGAGGCTGAATCAAGCCGAATCTTCTCTGTTCCACAGTCACATAGTCGCCCACAAAGTAATCCTTGTTGTACTGATACTGGGTCGAAAAAGCAGCGATAGCGGATTCCGATGCCGTTTTCGGCTGTACCAGATGTTCTGCACCGCTGCTTTTCAAAATTTCCAGATATTCCGCATCGGTCACATCTTCTGCCTGTGCCGTGTTTCGCTCGTCTACATAGACCTCATAGCGGTCAAGATAGGTCGGCTCTGTACCGGAACAGAAGGTGGTTCGCTTTCTGGCATTGCCCTCACCGCAGCCCAGCACATAGGCGAAGTTTTTCTGCACGGCATCGTCTGCCGCATAGGAGAATGACAGCAGGTTGTTGTACGCATCGGAGAATACGATGTGGGGATTTTCATCCTGCAACAAACTGCGGTCTGTTCCGGAAAACAGATCGCATTTCAGAGCATTTCCATCCAGCCGCACATTTGCCGAACCACCGATGGTTTCACAAAGGCTGTACAGCCATTCCAGAATGTTGTCATAGCTGACCTGCATTCGTGCGGTGTTCTGCCAGCAGTCACCGGAAACCGTACCCATGGAAAAACCGGGCAGATTGCGGATTCCGGCAGAGATGACATTGCGGGACAGCACCTTGCGGACGATGTCCTCATAGCTGCCGTTTGCGGTAATGGTGAGATAGATGATTCTTCGTTCCAGCAGGCAGGCAAGAAACCGTCCGGTGACTGTCAGGTAATCGCCCTTTTCGGCATCCGTCTCCAATTGCAGAGATTCAATGATGCCGAAGTGCTGTGCATCATCGCTCCTCGCTACAATTCTGCCACGCTGAAAGATGGATACATTCTGCGGACTGGCAGCGATATACACCTCAAAACAGCCGCATTGGTAGAATTCAATATCCCACAGGAGAGAAGAATAGCTGTCACAGATTGCTTCCAGTGACACAGAAATCTGATCTTTCAAAGCTATCAAGCTGTAAATTTCCAACTGCATTTCTCACACCCCCAGATAGGAATTGCGATGCATCAAAGTTACACGCAGCTTTTTCACACCACGAACTGCCTCGACCCGAAAGATATTTGTGCCTTCCTTCAAGGTCAGCCAAGTCGAACCGGAAACCAGCCGGTTCAAGATATTGCTGTCTACGCCGTTGCGTGTCAGCGTGACGGTCTTGTTTCCGGTTTTCGTGGTAACCGTAATGACATCGCCGGTCAGAATATCACCTTTGATTTGCAGATATTCGCCGTTTTCATTGTAGATGGTCGGAGTCACTGCCACCACTTCCTGCGGGATGTCGCTGGGCAATGCCTCAATTCGCAGCGTGAATCCAGTTTCATCCCCGGCATTGGTAATGGAAAACAGATTGCTGTTGGAATACACGCCCAAAGGAAATGGAACATCGCTCTCCGGAAAAGGGAAGTGAAATGCTCCGATCACACCGCTGTAGTAGGCGTAGAAAATATCCCGGCTGTACCAGTAAATATCCGGACAGAGAATGGAGATCTGCCCGCTGATCTGCTGCTCGAAATTTGACACCTCGCAGGTTTCTACATACCCTTCGGCATAGACATCGATGTTCGCCGTCTTGTACCAAATCTTGATGTATCGGGACGGCTTGACCACACGATACAGCTGATGCCGCCGTTTCTCGATGCCAATGCCACGCATGGCAAAAGAAACGACCACGTTTCGCTTTTCGATGAAAGCGTTGTTGAGGTAGCTGCCGTTCATGCCTGCGTAAGAAGAAGTGGAAATCGTTCCGGCAGGCGGATTCAGACCTTCGATTTTGGTAGAACAAAATTTCACCTGTCTTTTATTGACTTGGCGTATGTAAGTGTGGTATAATATGCTTGATATCATGTAGATTGAGTTACTTTATAACTAAAAATGGAGGAAGTAATATGGCTGAATGGATAGTACCATGTAATCCAAAATTCTATAAAGTTGATGATGCTTTTAAGGCATTAAAAAAGTTAGATTGGAAACAAGCATCCAATAAGATGAAAATTGGAGATATAGTATATATTTATGTTTCAAAACCAGTAATGGCAATTCGATATAAATGTAAAATCAATAAAGTTGATCTTAAAGAAATTGAAATCGATGATTCTGCATTTGTAATTAATGGAGATTCCTATTCTACATACCCAATACATATGGAACTTGAATTTCTTCAAGAATACACAGATGAATTGACAATGAAGATACTGAGTCAACATGGGATTAAAGGAAATATTCAAGGTGTACGACGTGTGATAGGTGAATTGCATCAATATATTGAATCTATATAGGAATTACATTTCCATCGAATTTCTTGTTTGCCTATGACAGTGCCTTCGGCGATTGATTCGTCTGATTCACTGTCTTTCGGTTGTCCGTGTTGTAATAATTGTTCACCGTCCCACCAGAACTGCCGGGCAGCATTGCTCCGGAGATTCCATGCAAGCTGTAATTCAAATCAGAATCCATGGTCAGCTGCATGGCTTTCGCCACACTGCCCACGGCTTTTTCCACATACTTCTTGCTCTTGTCGATGCCGTCTGCCAGCCCTTTTATAAAGTCCGGCATCCAGCTCTCATAGTCTGTTAGCGGTCCTTTGTCCGGTACAGAGAAGTGCAGGAAATCCCGAATGGTATCGGCAACATTGGTGACGCAGTCCGCCAGCCAGCCGATGGCACTCTGAATGCCGTCAATGATTCCCTGAATGATGTCCCGCCCCCAGTTCCAGGCATCCGAAGCCAATCCCTTGATATATCCCACAGCGGCATCAAAACCATTCTGAATGGTGGATTTGATGCCGCTGATTTTATCAGAAACTGCAGAACGAATGTTGCCCCAGATGCTGGACACCGTAGAAGAAATGCTCTGCATCACGTTGGAAATGGTGCTCTTGATGCTGTTCCAGATGTTAGACACCACCGACTGGATGGCGTTCAGAACATTGGAAACCGCAGAAGAAATCTGATTCCAGATAGACGATACCACAGAAAAAATGGCATTCATCACACTGGAAATCGTGCTGGAGATGCTGTTCCAGATGGAAGAAACCACATTCCAGATCGCTGACAAAACAGACGAAATGAAACCAGATACAGCATTCCAAACCGTAGTCACCGCATCTTGAATCGCTGTCAAAACCGTGGAAATTGTAGTAGAAATGGCATTCCAGATGGTTTCAAATGTCGTTCGGATGCCTTCTAAAATCGGTGTTAAAAACGCCACGATCGCATTCCAAATGGCACTGATCTTCTCCGAGATCCAGTCCATCACTCTGCCCACAATAATCTGAATGGCTTCAAAAATCGTCTGAAACAGATAGCCAAATGCCGTGATCAGCGGTTCTAAGGTGGTGTAAATGGCGTTCCAAACGGTCGTAATGACGTTATGAATTGCCTGAAAGACCGTAGAAACTACATTGTAAATGGCATTGAAAATCGTGCTGAAAAAGTTGTAGATCGCCGTAAAAATGGTGGTGAAGAAATCCTGAATCGCTGTAAATACGGTCGTTGCCACCGTCTGAATGGCAGTGACAATGGTGGTGAAGGTGTTGGAAATGGATGTCCAGGTGTTGACGAAAAAGTCCCGGATTCCAGTAACGATTCCCGTGAAGAAGGAAGCGATGCTGTTCCATGTATCTATGAAAAATATTTTGATGGAAGTCCAGACTTCGTTCCAGCTTGTTCCGAACCACCCCAGCACCACATCTGCAATGCCTTTCAGAGTATTCATGATATTGCGGAATGTGTTGACAATGAAATTCCAGATAGACGTAAAGATGCCCTTGATTCCATTCCAGCACTGCTCCCAATCGCCAGTAAACAGACCAATCAGAACGTCCAGCAGCCCCAGAAGAACGCCAGTAAACTCTGAAAAGATGTTGGAGATATTCTGAAAAACGCCTTCAAAAATGGGAGCTAACAGATTGCACAGCCCGTCCCACGCCGCTTTCAGCACATCGGTGAAACTTTCAAAGTCGAATCCCAGAGCGTTTAACCGGTCAGTGATGCCCTGTGTCAATCCGGTAAAGGTGCTTTTAATCTGCTCCCAGATGGCGATGATATTGCTTTTGAATTCGTCATTGGTTTTCCAGAGATGCACAAAGGCAGCCACCAGAGCGGCAACAGCTGCGATAATGGCAAGCAACGGACCAAGTGACACACCCAACGCTCCTGTTACAGCCCCGATCCCACTTTGCACAGCAGAGAACAGGGCAGGCAGTTTGGATACTGCGGAAAAGACTGTTCCCACGCTGGAGATGGTTTTTCCCAGCACCACCAGCATTGGACCCAGAGCAGCAGCCACCAGTGCAATTTTTGCAATGGTTTCTTTGGTCTGCGGATCCAACTGGTTCAACTTGTCCACCAGTTCCTGAATGCGGGAAACAATAGAGCGAATGGTGGGCATCAAAATATCGCTAAAACTGATCGCCAATTCTTCCAGCTGGGACTTCAAGATGGTCACTTGTCCGGCAAGGTTATCCTGCATGACCGCTGCCATTTTTTCAGTTGTGCCGTTGTAACCGTCTACTGTATCCGAACAGGTGTCAATGGCATTGGACAGCTTTTCAAAGTCCGCCGGGGAACCGTTGATGATCGCCAGCATACCGGACATGGCCTCTTTGCCAAACAGTGAGGCAGCCGCCTGTGCTTGTTCTGCCTCAGAAAGTCCGCCCAATTTCTGTCGGAGTTGTTCCATAAGTTCTCGTAAAGAGTACATCTTGCCGGAACTGTCGGTCAGAGAAATGCCGTACTGTTTCATGGCAGATGCTACCGTGCCTGTCGGCTTTGCCAGATTGGTGATGGCGGAACGCAGTGCTGTACCAGCCTGTGAGGATTTGATACCGGCGTTTGCCATCAAGCCGATGGCAATGGCGGAGTCTTCGGCAGAGTATCCTAAAGAACCCAGCACCGGAGCAGCATACTTGAAAGTTTCACCCATCATGCTGACATTGGTATTAGCGTTGGAACTTGCCGCTGCCAGAATATCCGCAAAGTGTCCGCTGTCCGAGGCAGACAAGCCGAAAGCAGTCAGAGCATCCGTGACAATGTCTGAAGTAGATGCCAAGTCCTCACCGGAAGCGGCGGCAAGGTTCATAATGCCTTCGATACCGCTGAGCATATCGTTGGTTTTCCATCCTGCCATCGCCATATAGTTCATGGCTTCCGCAGCTTCACTCGCTGAAAATTTTGTTTTGCTGCCCATTTCACGGGCTTTTTCCCGGAGAGCATCCATCTCTGAACCGGTCGCCCCCGAAACAGCTGCCACCTTTGACATGGCAGAATCAAAATCCGCACCAGTTTTTACGGCAATCGTTCCCAGAGCCGTGACACCAGCTGTGACGGGCAGCAGCTTTTGTCCCACACCGGAAATTTTGTCCCCGGCGGACTGCAGCGTTTCTCCCAGAACGCCCATCTTTTCCAAAGCGGTGTGAGAATTGTTTGCTTCTGTAGTCAGGCGTTTCAATTCGTTTTCGGTTTCGATGATCTCACGCTGTAAGGCATCATACTGCTGCTGGGAAATTTCGCCGTTTGCAAGAGCCGTATTTGCCTGTTCTGCGGCAGTTTTTAGTACTTCCAGCTTTTCTTTGGTAGCTGTCACCGCATCCGCCAGCAACTTGTGTTTTTGAGATAGGAGTTCCGTGTTGGAAGGATCGAGTTTCAGCAGTTTCTGGACATCTTTCAGCTGCATCTGCGTACCTTTGATGTCCTTGTTGACACCTTCCAGTGCTTTGGACAGCTTGGTGGTATCGCCGCCGATTTCTACGGTGATGCCTTTGATGCGGTTTGCCATAAATTTCACCCCCTTATCAAAATTTATCAAAGTCACTCTGATCCGCTAACATATGATATTTGTATTCGTCATTCTCCCGTTCGGTGAACATATCATTCACCAGACCAATGGTCAAAAAATCCAAATCGACCATTGACAAACCAAGCTGAACGCACCGCAACAAAAACAGCGGTGTGGTCATCGGTCGGTCAATCGGGCGATGTTTTTTTTAGACTTGACCTGTGTTTCTACGTTTAAACCCCAGAGGTCGATCAGCTGCGGCAAGATCTCATAGATGCTGAACGTGTTAAACTGTTCCAGCCACTCATCCGGAGAAGCCGGAATGGCTGCATCGGCGTGTTTTGCCATGATATAGGCGATGTTCTCAAACACCTCAAGGCTCTCGATGTCCAGTGCAGAGGATTCCTCTGTATTTTCTCCCACAGACTTTTGCAGTGCTGCAAAGTCCTGATAAATATCTCTGCGAAATTTCAAGCGATACAATCTGGGAACTGCTGCACTTGCCTTAAAAGGCACTTCAATCCCATCAATTGTAATATTTTTCTGAATTGCCATACTGCCACCTCCTTACGCTTTCACAGATGCTGCGGATGCTTTACCACTCTGTACAGCGGCAGCCAGATTTGGCATATATACCGCCTTGTACCAATTCTCATAAACCTCAGCATCCGTTTTCTCACAGGTTTTAGTTTTTACCAAACCACTGTTCAACGCCGTTGCGGTCAAAGACAGTGTTTCTGTTTTAACTTCCTTTTCGTCCTCAATGGTGCTGGATTCTGTTGCCGGACGAGAGGCAGAGCAACAGAACAGACAGTGCCGAATTTTATTCTTATCGCCGCTGAATTCAAACAGCAGTGCAAACTGTGATACTTCTGCAGTATTGGTTTCCGTGAGAACGCCCTTTTCATCCAGTTTCTCACCGAGAATGTCTGTCGCAAACTCAAGCGGAACCAA